AAAGATTAAAATGGTTAATTGATAGTAAACGTAAACAAAAGGAGTAATATTATGCCAAACGTGATTGAATCAGACTTTTTTGCAGAAAGAAATAGCCAAGAGTGGCAATCTAGAGTTAGAAAGTTCTTAACTAACAGCACTTGCTTTTTTAAGTTTCAAAAACAAAATGGTGAACTTAGAGAAATGAACTGCACATTAAATCCTAGTGTAGTGCCTGCTGTTACTAATCCTAAAGCTCCCAACGATAAGAATCTTACAGTATTTGATACTGATGTTTCTGGTTGGAGAACTATTCCGTGGGACAAAGTTATCTCATTTAAAGTATTGTAATCATGCGTCCTCTGCGCCGGGCAGTATTTGTACATGTCCCTAAAACTGCTGGCTCGGCGATTATTCAATGGGCGAATAGAAACAGTCAAAAACATAGCTTTGTTCTTGATCATTGTGGACATGCTACACTTGAAGAAATAAATGGAACAGGTGATAAAGTGCCGTTGTCACAATACACAGATATAGACCCGTATGTTATATTTGGTGTGCGAAGAAATACATATGATAGAATGATAAGTGTGTATAACCATATTGGATTACAACCAGTAACACGACGAGAAAAAACCAAAGAATGGAAACTATACACAAAGGCTCATAAAAAAGGCATCGTGTATTTCACTGATTGGATTAACGACAACAAATCCTCAAGATATACTCACTGGAATCGCTCATTAATAGAATGGTTAAAAGGTGTAAATGTTGTTCTCCAATATGAAAACTTACACAATCAATTTAAAATAATTAAAGAGGTTCTAGCTGTCCCAGATCCATTAAAACCAGCTAATGTTCTGCCTTATCGATACAGAAAATCAACTTACTACACTCAAGATTATATTGATGTTATACAGAAACACTATGGCGAAGAGATTGAGAAGTACAAGTACCTGCCAAAAAAATGCTTGACATCCTGATCTACCGATGTTATAATTAGTAGATTAATAAAGGAGTCCTTCTATGGCACAAACTAAACGTAAACGCAGCACCTATGTGATGACTGAACCTCATTGGGTAAAGCTAGCATTAATTGAAGACAACACTCAACGAGAACAAGAGTGGAAAGATATTGATTACTTTGTCCGGTACGAAATCGCAGACAAAATTCTACGAGCAGCATTTAAAACCTGGCTTCGTAAAGACTCTGGTTTGACTAAGGAAGAGATATCTGCTATTCTAACTTTGTCAGATTGGAACTTTAACCATGTAGGCAAGTATTGTTTTGTCCATTCTAAGACAGGGTGGATGACAGAGTCTGCTAGAAACTATATTGATAAGAAACTACAACAGTTTCTAGAAAAAGCAAAAACAAACCCTAAGTCTAGTTGGGAAGAAGATACTGAAGACGCACCTAAACCTAAACCTAAGAAGGTTGTGGCAATGCGTGAGAACTTAAATGAAGCAATGTGCTTTGTTGAGTTGGGTATTGATGAGATTGTAGACGGTAAAAATGTACGGAGTGTCACAGCATTGCGAGATTTTAAACTAAACAATGCTGAGATTAATAAAATGTTTGCAGAGTTAGGCAAATACAAAGACGAGATGGTGGAACTCCAGCAAGTTCGTCAGTTAAAAGATCCTAGCGATTGGGACAAGCAGCTACTTGAAGGCTTTTCTAATCTAAAGGTAACTACAGTTAGAAAGATTATCGAGTTCTATGATGCTTGTGAAGGCTTTCTAATGAATGAGAAGACAGCCAAGAAAATTACTCGTATTAGGAAGAAGCGTCCTACAGACAAGAACAAACTTGTACGTCGACTACGCTACCTAGCTGAGGATAAAGACTTGGGTATTGCCTCTGTAAACCCTGTAGCAATTATTGGTGCTACTGAGGTTTGGATGTATGATGTTAAACGTAAGCGACTCTGTGTATACGCCTCAGAGTATGATGGCGGACTCAGTGTTAAAGGCACTGCTATTGAAAACTATTCAGATTCTAAGTCTTACGAAAAGACGATTAGAAAGCCTGAAGAGATGGTGCCAGCATTTATGAAGGCACGAGCCAATGGCTTGCACAAGTTCATGGATAATATCCGTGGTAAAAAGATGGCAGTTAAGACTAGGGTACAACCTAACTCTGTAATTTTGAGGATTAAAGAATGATTGTTGTAGACTTTAATCAAGTCGCCATTGCCAACTTTATGGCAGAGATTGGACACCGTAAGGATGCCAGTGTAGATGTAGACGTTAATCTACTTAGGCATATGATTCTAAATACATTACGTTCCTATCGTAATAGGTTTGGTGCTGAATATGGTGAACTAGTAATTGCTATGGATAACAGGCACTATTGGCGCAGAAAAGTGTTCCCTTTCTACAAATCTCACCGCAAAAAAGTGCGAGAAGAAAGCGCTCTTGATTGGAGTACTATATTTGATGCATTGCACATCATTAGACAAGAGTTAGAGGAGTTTTTTCCTTATCCTGTAATTGATGTAGACGGTGCTGAAGCCGATGATGTTATTGGTACATTGGCAGAGTACAGTCAAACATCTGGGGACAGTGTAGGTGGATTGTTTGACGATCCCACACCTGAACCTTTTCTTATTATCTCAGGTGATCATGACTTTAATCAGCTACAGAAGTGGAGTAATGTAAAACAGTTTGCTCCTGCATTTAAGAAGTGGGTTAAGATTAAAGAGCCTGCCGATAAAGTTCTCATGGAACATATTATTACAGGCGATAAAGGTGACGGCATTCCTAATATGCTGTCTGCAGACGATACATTTGTTGAGGGTAAACGACAACGACCTATTAGAAAGGCATTGTTGGCAGAGTGGAAAGGCATGAAGCCAGAGGAGTTTGTAGTGAACTCTGAGATGGCTCATGGGTTTAACCGTAATCAACTTCTAGTAGACTTGTCTAAGACACCAGAAGATATTAAAGAAAGTATTATAAATAGTTATGAAAGACAACAAGGTGGCGATAGAAGCCAGTTGTTAAACTACTTCATCAAGAACAGAATGAAACTAATGATGGAAGTGATAGAAGATTTTTAAATGGAGACACTATGAAATTCAGACAAATCAACGAAGGCTTTGAATGGGTATTTAAAGTCGACACCCCAGAAGAGCAAGTCGCAAGACTAAAACAATGGGCCCCTACTAACCAAACACTAGTACCAATCGTTCGTATTGGTGTTGGTGCTGAAAAACCTGATTGGGGCTTGCCAGAAGGTATGCCTTCTACTACTAAACTTCAAGAAGATATTCCTGACGGTATGGGAGAGACGACTCTTACATTAGAATGGAGACGTGTTAGACAGTTCATGGAACCTGGTTCTAATATGAAAAAGCTACCTACTTGGAAACAAGAATCTAATTGGGTACAAATTTTAGAAGGACTGCATCATTTAGAGGCAAAAGTTCTAACAGCAGTTAAAGATGGTAAACTGTTAGACATGTACCCTAAACTTGAAGGCATGTTACCACTTCTAGGTATCACAGAGTACAACAAACCCGAAAAACCAAAAGCAAAAAGAAGTCGAAAGACTAAGGCAGCAGCTAAAAAGGTATAAAATACATGATCGGTATGTTCTACGAGGACGATGTCCTCGCAGTTAATGCAGTCGTTTCAGCTCTACTTCCAGAAAAAGGTATTCTTGTAGAGATTGGATGTTTCCAAGGCAAGAGTACAGTTGCCTGGGCTGAAGCATTTGAAGCTAATAATAAAGACTTTAAAATCCATGCAATTGATAAGTTTGAGGGACTGAACCCTCGACGTCCCACCCAAGATGAACTAAACAAGGCAAAAGCAGCAGGCCTCAACGTTGAGTACATGGGTAGTGACGAAAGAATGGAACACATGAAGCAGTTTAAATGCACCGGTGAAGAGCAATACAGTAACTTTAAAAAGAACACTGAGCGCTTTGATAATATCACTGTTCAAAAGAAGCTCTTTACACCAAAGTTTGAATGGAATGTTATGGTAGATTGTGTCTTCTATGACGCTGATCACAATTACCAAGCATGTAAAGACGCTCTAGAATATTGGCAACGCAGACTCGTCAAAGGAGGCATTATGTGTGTACACGATAACACACCTAATTGGCCAGGTACTCAAAAGGCTATTAAGGAAGTGTATCCTAATGCTGAAGTTGAAGTTGTCAGTAAGCAGGGCTTTACAGTTATTCGCCCCTAGTCCACAATCTTTCGTGTATGTAATACACAATCATCTTAATAAAGAACTCTGCGGTTCCTATCGCTAATCCTACTCGCCAGTCACCTACAATGATCCAAGCTGTTATCATTGTAGTGACTGTGGCGACTATTCTCCAGCTAAGAGTTTTTGCTATAGTCTTACTAACGCTATCCATCTACCTTAGGGTGAGTGGCTGCAATTTGTTGCAGTCCTTTACGGATATTAGTAGCAGAAATTGCTTCGATATTGTCTTCTAACTTCTCTTGCTCAATGGTGTAACCTACATCTCTACCATATGTAATATGTTCAATGTTAGGTACATTAATGATGGTGTAGTCTTCGCCAGAATAAAATCCCTCTTTAGCTAGAGCGATTACAATCTGTGTAGAACGTTGATCAAAGTCGTATGGGTTTTCATCTGTCCCATCAGAAGCTCTGAGTAAAATAGCTACTTGGCCAGTTTTGTCAATTGCTCGCTTAAAAAGTTCTGTATGCCCTTTATGCCAGGGTTGAAACCTTCCAAGGAGTTGCGTAGTTGGTTTTGTCCAATCCATTTTGTTATCCTTATGTTGTAATTATCTAAAGGCTCGAAGATTTTATTAGTATCTTCAAACCTGCCTTCCTTGATAGTATCCATCCAAATAATATAGTCTGCTTGTACTAGCTCTCTAGTATAAGCGGTTGGACAAACAAAGTCAAGTATACCATAATATTCTTTCATACGAAGTGCCTGACGCCATCTACCTGCTTCAGAGAAATCCCAATCGTCGTATAGTTCTCTGATGGTGTCAGCATTATGGTGGGGCAAAAGGAAATGATACGCCAATTCTTTTGCTAACGTAGATTTACCAGAACCTGGTAAGCCGCAAATTAATATTTTCATAGTTTGTAATAAAAATTATATGTGTTTTCGTTCTCACGAAATAATGTAGCCCTATTTGCCATATGAAATCTTCTGGCAGTGTCTGTTTTAGGGCTAAGTGTATAAACACCTTTGGCAATGCCTAATTGCCTAAAGTGATCGACAACGGAGAGTGCTAATCTTCTCCCAGCAAAATGAGAATAAGACCAAATGGTATAGAGTATAGGAAAGTCTGTACCCTCATTATTAATCTCATCTTCATCTTCTGGAACATGACTACAGTGTGCTACACACACCATAGCAGCTACTTCTCCGTCTTTTTCCCAATAATAAACTTCCTTGTTATTGGAAATTCTGTCTATTGCTGGTATATGTCCTCTAACAGGATCTTTAGCAATGTGTTCTGCTGCGGGATCATCTAATGATAAAAGTTGTTTAAGCATTTCATAATAACTCGTCTGTATCTGGTTTGTAGGGATCAAAGAACCTACCACGTTGCCAGCCCTCTGGTAGCGGTTGGGACTTCGGTATTGTTGTTGCTTTGCCATTTGGATCACATACCCAATAACGTCTTTCTCTCTTTACCCAAGCCTCATGCATCTTTTCTCTAGTGCTTACTCTATGGCGTCTGCCATACATTGGATTATTCTCACCGCCTCTAGTACCTTGCATAGTCTTGGATATTCTTTCTTTGTGTTCATCTTTTAAACCATCTTTGTGAGGATGTTTGTCACCTAGTTTAGCTTCTCTAATTCTTTGTCTGCCTTCTTCAGTGTGCTTTCTAGTTCTCTTTCTAGCAGTATCGGATACGATAGGTAAACCAATTTGTTCTGCTATTTCTCGACACTGTTCTACAGTTGAAACTCTTCGGATTAACTCACGCGGTTTTGGAACATCTTGTACATGGTTACTGTCTACTATGTATAAGCCATCGCGACATTGGAATAAGAAAAAAAGATTAGTCAACGATCAAATCCCTTCTTCTTAGTCTTTGTATTAAACTGTCCCACTCTTCACTTGTAGAAAATTGCCATACATAAGAATCTTCTCCACTCTCACCTTTATATACTCCCTTATGCTCTACACGAGTATTACATACAACAGGAAAATCGTAGTTAAAAACACCTTCTTCTGTATGAAACTCTCTTACGCCTGGAGTAAGAGGAATTGTAAACATTGATTGTCTTGTGTCAGGATCTGTGTGCCAATCTATTTGTGTATTTGGACGAGATTTTATCAAGGTTGAGCCTGATATTCTATTAACTCCATATTTTCCAGCAACCTTGATAATTGTTCTATTTACTTGTACTTGCACACCTAAGTAATTGGTGCTTTCTTCTCCATCACGCAACCACACTTGGCCATTTTCGTCCAGATGATAATCTTTCCAGACTGTTTCATATGCCATGTTTAAAAACTCTTGGGTTTCTTCTTCAGTAAGAAGATTTTTGAGTCTATAAGCGTTACTCATCAGCATATTTGGCAATCAATTTGCCTAATCCATCTAGTTTTTCAATAATATTACGGAAATATGGAGAGCCATCTGCTCTATAGTCTCCACCTTTAACTCTAAGTCGTATTAATGTTGTGCCGTCTTTTGTCATAAAATCTATTTGAGGAAGTCCTGGTTTGCCTGTACCTCTCTCTTTACCTCTTTTATACTCTCCTTTGATTGGAGATAACGCATCAAATGTTTTAAATAAGTTGTCAAAGGTATAGATTTTAGCTTGTCCGCGATTTAATTGAACAAGAGTTACATATTCTTCGTTACGAGTAGCGTGCCATTGTATAGCATCAGCAAAATGTTTCAATGTCTTTTTATCGTCTTGTGATAATAATTTGGTTACTTTAGGTTCTACACCTTTGTAAACTTCACTAATGGCACCTTTTAAATCGCCTGCCTTAATTTTAGCATCGTATTTTGATCTAAGTTCTGTAATTGTAATGCCAAATAGATCTTTAAAGAAATCTTGGAATGTTTCAAAGTTCGAGCCTCCCATTTGACCAAACTGTTTCACATCACCTGCTTTTAATGACACGTTGATGTTTACAGGAAGCATATCTCCATCATGATTAGATATCATGACACGAACGTCAACCTTTGTTCCTGTTTGGTCTTCTAATCCATCTGACAATACATGTATCTCATTGAAGGTATTGTTCTCATATACTTCTTTAGACCATTGTGTAACTGTTATACCATTTGCATAAGAACATGCAGCATTTACAACGTCTTGAATATCTTTGAGTTTTCTAATTGAAGGATCTGTCAGTGCTTTCATGTTGTTTAATGCTAAACCTAAAGTAAATACCACCTTATCCTTAATTTTAGGATTCTTGTTGGGTGAGTCAAATTTTAAGACTTGTTTGGTTTGATTAGCGCTAAGTTTACGCAACACCTTCTCTACATCAGAAGGAGATACTCTTTGATTTTTATTAATAAATCTAGCAGCTACAGCGGCACCAAATATGCCCTCTGCCATATCGCCTTTGTTGTAAGACTTTCTCTCTCCCATCTCACCACCAGACTTAAACTCTTCTGATTTAAGTAACATGCCGTTGTGATATTCCTTGCCTGCTACATCATACATTTTGAAGTTAGCTGCCTTTAAATTCTCAATAGCATTAACAAGAGTAGCTGCTGATGTATTTGCTTTATACTCTTTGCCGTCTATATTGAGTTTTTTAACTGTAACAGAACCTCCTTTTTCTAATTTAAGAGGAGTGTTTTTAGTAATCATAGACACTAATGTTACGACTCTTGTGTATTTCTTGTTTAATAAGTTTGCTTTACTTAGATTTGCCATATTTGTACCTTATAAATAAATAGGTTTATTCATATTTATATTGGAGGAAATGATGGGCCGATTTAATCGATTATTAGACGCAACATATACTCCGCCTAGCAGGTGGGTTTTAAACACCGCTTTATCTTACGATACTGATGTATTAACAGAAAGTCAAGTAAAAGAGTTTAAAAGATTGGGCGTTAGAATTACTGTTAAAGGTAAAATTACTGCCCCTAAAGGTTTTGATACTGATTTAGCATCAGTACCAAGAGCTGGTTGGATGTTTATTGCGCCTTTTGATGTTGCTAGAGCAGCAGTTATTCATGATGTGTTATACAAAGCTATTCGCGATGGCGATAGCGAGATGAAGTCAGAACTACGACAAGCCGCCGATTTGGTATTTAAAGATGCCATGGCACAGTCAGAGCCTGTGGTTGCCCCCTGGAAATGCTGGAGTGCATGGGCAGCTGTACGGGTTTTCGGCTGGTCTGCAGTCAGATCCAAGTAAAAAAATTCAACTTTTTTCACATCTCTAGTAGAATCAAGCACTTAGCAATGCCTAAAAGTGCTGATTCTGCTTGACTTCTTGCCCAAAAGAGTGCATAATATACACATAAACTAAAGAAACGTAGCAAAAGTGAGGAAATATATGTTTGTTTATTTTGGTGCAGATAACGGTAAAGTTGAAGTCAGTGTAGAACAGAAGAAGATTGGTTCTTCTAAAACTGCAACTGGACTTGCCAAACTCCTAATTAAAGCTAAAGTTAATGTCGATTCAGATGATATCTTCTGTTCATCCAGCATTGACTTTGCAGATGAATACGGCTTCAATCATTATAACGATGCACGTGACTTGATTGAAGAAGCAATTGACCTTGTAGCGGAGGCAGCATAATGTCATACGATAAGCGTAACGGTAGTCCATATGATCGCGGAGCAGCTGATAGCTACTACCAGCGTGGTTATAACCCTCATTATTATGTGGGTGGTACTTATCAATCAGAACGAGTTGAGTTAGAAGATATGACTCCTCAGCAGATTGTAGAGTACAGTAAAGGTTATTCAGACAACGAAGCGTGTCCAAGCGCTCGTAAGGCTTACTAGTGTTAGAAATTATCGGTTTTATTGCGCTCTTTTATATCGCCTTTAAGTTAGCCCCCACTGTTCTTGAGGTGGGGTTCAAGGCGGCAGTTATTTGTTTAGGCTTTGTTGCCTTTCTTATCATATTAGGGTGGTTAAAAACAGCATTTTTCTTGTGGTAATGTGCTGATTCTGCTTGACATTTGCAGAAAAGATGCTATAATAGTGGCATAGTTAGAAAAAAGTGAGGTTAAAAATGTCTAATATATTTAATGAAATGTTCCTAGAGAACGCTTTTGATGAAGGACTTGCAATGGGCATGTCCGACGAAATGGCAGAGAAGTTTGCCAACGCTAAGTTTGAGGGTTCCTCCTTAGACGAGTTTGATCGTTTCCTAAACCAAGAAGGTGATTTTGACGGCGACTACTGCTTGTGCGGTGCTCCGTTGTCCAATCCTGGTCCTGATTGTTATGTACACATGAGTCAGGGGTACTAATTATGATGGCTTACTGTGATTATATCGCTCATCGAATCCAAGCAGGTTTGCGTGATGATACGGAAAGCCTTCTTGGCAAAGTACAACCAACCAAGATGGATTTGTCTCCAGAAGGTTACTTTGTCAGTCCAAAGAAAACTATCCGAGTTACCGATAAGTTTGGTAAGAAGTATATTGTGACTGTGGAAGAAGAAGATGTTTAAGATTGCATTAGAGAGAACCATGTCAGCAGGCTCGTTGCCTTATCAAGTTGGACATGGTAACTTCACTTTGAAGTTTTCCAATGGCTACACTGTATCTCTTGCAATGGGAGATGGTATGTACAGTGAAGGCAATTTTCAAGAAGGCTTCAACACTATTGAAGTTGGTGTATGGGACGACAAAGGTGACTGGTATTGTCCTTGGAATGATGACGACGATGTTATCGGTTATCAGACTGTTGAAGAAGTTTTAGAAATTATTAACGAGGTGGCTGAACTATGATTAGAGTTGTTATTGGATTTTTTCTTATTATGGGCGCTGTTGGCACTCATGACTTCTATGATGAGTGCATTATGGCAGCAGATTGTGTTGCAGGCGATCCGCCTTCTTTGATTGTGTCTGCTTTGATTGGACTAGCTGGTTGTGCAATTGCCTTTTGGGGTGCTTTGTCATTAAATGAATGTCGATAGTTTAAAAGAGCTAGGATTTAAACAAGCAGCCTGGCTCACTCTTACAGCAGATTTAAAAGTAGAACCGGTATTCTTACCTCAGGCTGACATTGAGACGCCTGGGGTATATTTTTGGGTGCAGTTGTATCCAAACGATACTAGCGAAATTGTTTACATTGGATTGTATGGGCAAACAGTCAGGAAAAGATTTAAAGAACATCTAGGCGGTTTTAAGCACAGCAAATCAGGTAGACTTAAAGGTAAATATCTTACATCGTGTCTACAGTCTGATTCTTATTTTGAGATATATTCTAAACCCAGCCATTCACAAGTAATAACATATCAAAGCGTTCTTGGCGAACAGGTTGGAACAGTTATTTCTACCAATGCACAAGATGAAATTGATATGTTAGCTGCCTTTTATAAGGAACATGGCAGAAAACCAGTATTAAACAAGACGAAAGGTGGTTAGTATCGTGCTGTTTCTGCTTGACAAATGAGTAAAAAGATGCTATAATATGTACATGAAAAAAGATAAAGTAATACTAACAGATTGCGATGGTGCAATCCTCGATTGGGAATTCGGGTTTCACACCTGGATGGAAGCACACGGACACATCATTAAAGACAAGAATGTTTATGATGTGGCTCGACAATATGAACTAGAAAAGCCAGTTGCTAAGGCACTTGTTAAGACTTTTAATGAGAGCGCGGCGATTGGTTTCTTGCCTCCGTTACGAGATGCTCAATACTACATGAAGTTACTTCATGAGAAACATCAGTATCGTTTCGTGGCAATTACTAGTTTGAGTTTGGATCCTTTTGCACAGAAGCTAAGGGAGAAGAACTTGGCAAAGATATTTGGTCCTAACACCTTTAAGGATGTTATTTGTTTGGACTGTGGTGCAGATAAAGATGAAGCACTAGAAGCAGCAGCCAAGAAGTATCCTGGTGCGTTTTGGATTGAAGATAAAATGATTAACGTTGAAGAAGGAATAAAGAACGGCTTGCGAGGCATTCTTGTAGAACATGGACACAATATGAACTACCAAGGCGATGCTTTTGTCGGTAAGACTTGGGAGGACATATATAATTACATTATAGAGCAGGAAAGCTAATGGACAAAATTCAAAGACCCTATTTGGAATATTATGTCGCATATCATTGTAATTTGAAATGCGCTAATTGTTCAGTAGGGTCTCCTTTTATTGATGAACGCTACAGTGATCTAGACAGTTACAAAAGAGATGTAGACGCTCTTGGTGAGTACATGCACATTGGTGTAATGAGACTTATTGGAGGCGAGCCTACTCTCAATCCAGAAATTATAGAGTATTTAAAGTATGCCAAGATGAGTGATTTGGCAGACGCTACCTCTGTGGCTACAAATGGCATCAAACTTCTCAATATGCCAGAAGAGTTTTGGGATTGGACAGACATTATCAATCTCAGCATATATGAGAACACCAATATCAACTACGATAAGATTCTAAACTATCTAGAGCAGAGAGGACAGCGTTATAACATAACCAATCGTCCACTCACTACACAGACAGGACAGGCAAACAAAGACAAACTCAAAGGTTTGTCTCAGGCTCTTGATTGGGGCTCTCAGTTCAGAGTATTAGATCAGTTTGAGGAACATAGCGAAGAAACAGCACAAGCAGTGTATAGCACTTGCATGATGCATGAATGGTGTCATACATTTAAGAACGGAAATTATTATCGCTGTGGTTTTAGCATACATCGTAACATGTATTATGATTCAATTGGTGTGCCGCTGCCATATAATTTGAGACAAACAGACGCAATAGCTATTGACAAAGACTTCGTTAGCAATTATAATCAGCATCAGAGCTGTAAGACAATAAACATTAATGCCTGCAGGTTTTGTAAAGGTTTTGGAGATGGTGTAGAGCCGGTAAATGAGCCTCACCGTCAGTTAACTAAAATTGAAATACAGGAGTTGAGGGTATGACAGAACATGCAACAGTTGTAGAGAAACAAAGAAAGTATTTAGAGGCACTTGAGTGGGCAGGTAAAATTAAATGGATGCAATCATTTGATACCACCACAATGAACATGTGGTACGATAATAGACGTGACGATGGTGGAGTGTGTGATACTGGATACAACGATGGCACCATTATTAGGCTAATAACTAGAGGGCCTAATAAGGGACAGGAAATCGTGATGGAAGAAGGTGTATCTGGAGAAGATTTATTAGATATGTTTTATCGAAAAGAGTAAGGAGAAAGGAAATGGGTGTAGCAATGAGTGATTCACAAGAAAAGATTTTGGAACTAGAGGCTCGTGTTTTTGTTCTTGAGCGCTTTGCAAAACAAATGTTAGATCCCGAGTCGTATGGACATGCCGTCACAGCGGAAGTTCGTGACGAAGCTCGTAGGCTTTTTGGCATGCCAGCAGTGGAGACTAATAATGTCAGGTATTGAGATTGCTGTAGCACTATTTTGTATGGTGGGTTGTTCTTATTCCTCATTTAAGATAGGAGTTAAGACAGGTGCTTCTGTGCTGTTTGATAGTTTTTATGAAAAAGCAGACAAGACAACAGGAAGGATTTGTTTAAAGTTTTCTGATGGTGGAAATACTTTTGAGATAGAATGAAATATTCAACAATGATAGAAGGGAAGAACTTTTCAATCTTCTCTCTTATTCCTAGATGCTGTGATGTGTTGATAGATTATATGCAGGTTAATGGCATATCTTATCTAGCTAATCACGTCAACGCTCACGATTATCAGAGGATTGTGCGTAAGTATCCTATGCACAATCATGTCGTCGTGATTGACGATCCTGTCGCATTACACAAGACAGGCTCTTATTATATGCAAAAGACTGATTGGGATACAAGATGGAGAGAGGACTTTTATTCATATTATCTCACACCATGGCTAGGACACTTTGAAGATAGAAATTTATTTACCTATATTGAATATAGAGAACTGCATGAGTACATAGGAAAGTTTTCGCCTTATGAGTGGAAAGACGGTCCTCAGTTATTTGATTTAACACAAGAGATACAAGAGTACGCACTCACACTCAAAATAGGAACCAAATTAACAGTTGGTGATTGGAACGACTATATACTTAGGAAGAATTTATTATGAACCAGAACGAAAAACCACATCAAGGCTTAGCATGGTTTGCTACAGCATTTTTAATCCTAGCAGCATCGCTTGCTAGTTTTGTACCAGAGTTAGAATATCACCATTATGCTTTTATCACTGCTAACAGTATTTGGGTTGCAGTTGGTATTCTATGGAAAGAGCAGACAGTTTGGGTGCTTAATGGAGGACTGACTCTTATCTATATTCTAGGACTTATATTATGAGACATACCATTCTAGTGGTAACCTGTAAGGAGGAGTTAGGCTTTCTGCCTATGCAAATGTCTAACTTTAAAAAATATCTCGATCCAGAAATATACAAACTCCATCTTGTCGTTAATACTGACACAAAAGATATTGGCCCTCTAGAACTACAAAAAATTCATAAAGGTTTAAACGACTGCCCACTGTTCTATCAAATAGAGATGGCTGATCCAAATATATCAGAGCTAATGCCTGATGGATGGCGCTCACAGCAGTATTATAAACTAGAAGCGGCAAAAAGAATTACCACCCCTTATTATACATCGATTGATGCAAAGCATTTCTTTCAAAAGAAACCAGTGTTCGTTGATCACGCAACAAAAAGAATTCTTACGTCATTAGACATCGCTACAACACATAAGCACACAAATATCATTAACACAGCAGCACAGTATGTTGGAGCAGATAATAGTCCTGCAGGTATGGTATGTTGCCTACCACCTGTGACTATGATAACGAGTGAGGTACAGGAGTTATTAGACGAACACAGCGATTTGCATATCGCCATGGCAAATAACTGGAAATTGATGGATTATTTCGTCTATAATGCTTGGATGCACAAAAAGAATAGGCTCATGACGGAATACATTTTCAGTGAAAGACAATCATGTAACGTGATGCAAAATCATAACGTGAACAGAGCCAAAGGACAATGTGAAATGATGAATAGATACATGATGGGTTCGTATCATCGCAAATGGTTTAAATGCACAGCGATTCTTCCTTATATAAGAGAGTCCTATAAAAAACATACTAGCCTCTCCCCTAGCGAGATAGACGCTATCATAGAAGAGGTAAACGAAAACTCAAGGTATAACTTACATGAATAGAACAGATGACGAAATCATCTATGACACTGCTATGAAGGATTGGAGTCTGCGTGACATCGTTCCTGTAAAAGGATCGATTTGGGCGTTAGGCGATTCACGAACCTACGCACTAGCAGTTAAAAAAGGAGAAGAGTGGCCTAAGATATTAGAAGATAAACTCGGTTTAGAGATATGTAATCTATCCATTCTCGGCATATCGGTAAAAGCAATGACGAGTTTATATAAGACTCTTATTCGAAAGCACGGCAAACCTTTTATGACATTATGCGTGTTCTCCGATACCAATCGCGATCATCTAGCGTTCTGTAGAATAACAAACGATAAAGCATATCACACTGTAGGGCCGCTTCAACAGCGTCTTTTAAAGACTCCAAAGTCTCTCAATATGACAAAGGAAGATGTACTTATATCCATGGACGATGCCGATAAAAACTATTTTAAACGCATAGAACAATTAGCAACCTACTCTAAATCGATAGACGTTCCCTTTCATTATATTCTCAAATCAGAGTTCAAGGATTTAGATAAGGGCAACGACGGAATTCACTCAGGACCGTTAACCCATATAGAGGTAGCAGAACGCTTTAGAAAAATGATTCTAGACTGTTAGTTACCGGAGGTACGGCTCTGAAATACCGCAAATCCAACCCAATAATTATTCCCGACAAAAGATATAAGGTAAACTCCTACGGCTATAGAGGCATAGAGCCACAGCCAGGACTACCATGGGCACTTGGATGCTCACAGACTTATGGCTTCGGAGTAGAAAATAACGAGACATGGCCATATATTCTCGGCAAATTACTCAACACAGAACTAATTAACTTCGGCACACCCGGCGGCAGTATAGACACTCTCATACGAATATTCAATGCCTGGTACACAGAACTCAAACCGCCGCGTATTTTTTGCCTATTACCGACAGCAGGGAGATACGAAATAAACGGTAAACCGGTGCAAAATAGAACAACCGACGAGAGATGGCAGCAGTATAAACACGAAATAGAAATATACGACACTAAGGTAATGATGCTTGAGACGATGGCCATTGAGAAAGGTGTAGAGATTCATATCAAAAAGCCATTTAAATTTATTGATCTCGCCTGGGATAAAAAGCATATGGGCAAGGAAACACACAAACAATTCGCGAAACATTTATATGAAACTTATAGATCAACTTCCACCTCCTAACGGAGAACGAATATGGGCTATAGGCGACTCATGGACAGCAGGAGCCGGTGTAAATAAGGGTGAGGAATGGCCTAATCAATTAAGTAAAATACTCAACGAGCCGGTATATAATATGGGTATCGTAGGACAATCCCTCGAAGCGGTAGAACATACACTAAAAGAAGCAATTAAAGAATATAAGAAACCTGATGTAATATGCTTATTAGACTGCAAATTAAGTAACAGCACATACAGAATAATCAAAGGAAAAATATTCCATATAACACGATTATTCATTGACAAGCTAATCAAATCCGGTAATAAAACACTATTAGGATATGAGTATTCGTGGTATAAATGGCAAATAGAAAACAATATAAAGACATACAACGAACGAAAAAACAATCTAATAGAGTGGGCAAACAGCAACGATATAGAGTTAATAGTAAGAAACAAAGAAGGATTAGTAGATAGAAGCTGGGATATGATACACGGAGGTCCGTTAACGCATATAGTATACGCAGAGTGGTTCGCCGAGCGTGTAGAGAAGTGTAGAAAAGTGTGATAAAGTGTGCCGTTCTATACTTGAATAGAAACTCTGTCGAATAACTGAGATCTGATGAACCTTAATTCGTTTGTCTAAAAAGTCAAGCCTCTGAGCCCGAATAAATCGCTTGACATTCGATTCAATATATGCTAGGCTCGCACTTCCTTTTCAGTAGAGTGAGGCTATATGAAAAATTTACACAAACGTATAACACGTTATCTAGAAAACTATAGTAATATCAAGTACATACCCGTACATCCGGACGATTATGAAATACTGTTAAAAAACAATAAGTTACATAGTTATCCACAACCTTTTGTAATTTTGGGTGAAATAATGCTTGACAGACAGGAATAAAGGTGCTATAATCGATAGTGTAAAATGAAAAAGTGAGGTTTTTTATGTTTAAAGTATTCCAAGTCCAGGTCCCCCGAGAGCAGTTCGATGCGGTCAACGAGCTCGGTTGGGCAGAAGCTATGGAGAAGTTTCCCGCAGTGGAGGCTCATATGGCCTGTCATAGAGGTTCGGAAGGCTTCGTTCCCGAGGCTCACAGCCAATTCTACTCCCATGTATGTAACATCGATGCTACTGATCTTGAAGATGTTTTCAGAATCGGTAACATGGGCCCCGAAGAATCCATTGAACGACTGGCTCCGATGCACAGCGTCTCAGTTGGTGATATCGTGGTCTCCCCCGATGGTGTAGCTCATATGGTAGATAACTTCGGCTTCTCAGTAGTAGGCTATAAGGTAGCAGCCTGATAGTTTGGGGTACGGCCCTTTGGTAACAGGGGGCCTCCATCGGATGCTCGGAGACATGCAAATCCTGTCGCCCTGCCCCTCCCCCCTTATACATAGTCATAACATCAAGAGGTAACGATATATGGCGTTCTATATAGACTCTAATGGCGGTACTCAAGCGATGCGTACGATAGCAGAGGATGTCTGCTACGAGACTCTCAAGCATCTGATGCCAAGAAAAAGAAATCTCGATCTAGATATTCTCATCACGAACACGCTCAAAGAAGGTGCATACGGATTCGCCTACCAAGCCCCTGCTGACGAAGAAGGACCAGCGACATCATACATCGAGATCGAGAACAAGCCCGTCAATCTCTATAGCTTCATAGAGACTCTCTGTCACGAATGCGTACACATCAAGCAGTATACGCGCAATGAAATCAAAGAGATACGTGGAAAGACGATGTGGAAAGGTACTGATCATACCGATACAGCGTACTATCGACAGCCCTGGGAGAAAGAAGCTTGGGGTGTGCAGAAGGAACTCGCTAAGACCTATCTGAAGCGCAAAGGAAAGTCAATGGCCGCAGCCAAGCGTATCGGAGTAAGATCGAAAGAAGCAGTTGACTTTCTAGGAATAGACGCTTAGCATCAAGCAGCATCTAGAGGAGACCAGACCAAGACCCAGAATCCGAGCTATGGATTTCTGCTAAAGTCAAGACCAGCATCTGGGGTTATAGCGTCTGCCAATCTGTTTACGTTATAACCTTTTTTGTCAGCAGAATTTTTGCACAGAAATTTTTTTGTGCAGAATTTTTTTGCGCTAACCCTTTATAAGTAATAGTATGAAAGAGACTATGGAAGAGATTGAATATACACCCTATTCGTATCGAAAGGACATGCTTTTGTTTTGTTCTATTGGACTTAATATAGGCTTTATTATAGGATTGCTAGTTTATGCCTGAAGGATACAGAGGTAACGAAAAGCGTATCGATCCGCCTGATGGATGGTTTAAGCCTGGAGAGTTAGTACAGGGACATAATACAGGGCTTTTAAACGAGTGGAGTTCTGATAACAGTCGTACACACGGTTTAGCCTTAGAAGAGATACGAAAGAAATGGCCTAAGCATGTATATGAAAGCCGTAAAGAGATTATCAGACAATACGGAGATATACAGTATTATATCAATAAGCAGGGCTTTCGTACAGACGAATTTGATGAGATACGCGACGTTTTAATTATCGGTTGTTCTATTACAGCGGGCGTTGGTGTACATGAGCATCAGATGTTCAGTAATAATTGGTGTCGCGAAAAGGGTTTATCCTTCTACAATCTAGGAATTACCGGTGGTGGTTTTGAGACAATGTATCGTATGCTACACGATTATATGGATATACTCAAACCACGCATAGTGTTATGTAACTATCCTTACACCGATGCGCGTCGTGAGGTTCGTTTGGAGGACAGATGCGTTATCTTCTCCCCTAAGCATATTATGGACAATCAACGAAATCGTGACTTTCCCTGGATGCCTGTTCTCTTCGGTGAAAAGGAAATTAACATAAATCGTGAAAGAATGCTTGACGCCATACGCTGGCGATGTTATAATAGGAATGTGAAGTTAATAGAGTTTGCTGATGTGAACACTATGGAGTCAGACTTCCAGGCTCGTGATCTGCACCATCCTTCGGGAGAGCAGCATGCGAGCTTGTTAACTTCGTTATTATCGAAAACCAAAGACGAGATATTATGATAAACAGATTTTATTCGTCGGACTGTATTTCGCTCGAAGAATGCGAAAAACGAATAAACGAAAACAATAAGTTTCCGCGAAGAATTGCTTTGTGGCCACGCTACGGTGAGATTGAATACGATATTAATAGTAATTACTTTCGAACCGATGAGGTGAAGGAATCCCGTGATGTTTTAATTATAGGTTGTTCCATTACCGCTGGTGTTGGCATTCACGAACATCAAATGTACGCTAACAATTGGTGTCGTGAGAATAACTATACGTTTTACAATCTTGCCTTTCCCGGTGCTGGATTTGAGACATTGTATCGTGTTTTAGAGGAGTATATCGACATTGTACGCCCTAAAATAGTATTGTGTTGCTATCCGTTTACCAACGAAAGACGAGAGGTGCGTTATCCTCATAAAGACATGATCGTTCATCCGTATCATTTTCAGAACATTATAAAGGGTGATGATCGTTCCTTGATGAACAAAAACAGAAGCGTTTTGCGAGAACTATTTCATGAGCAAGAAATCGCAATAATGCGAAGACGTACACTTAACGCTATACGCTGGTTATGCCATAGCAAGAATACACAATTGATTGAATTCGATGGTCCACAAACCCTCGGAAACGATGAGGGAGCGCGAGACGCTTGCCATCCATCAGATAAAATGAACGAACGATATTTAACTAAATTAAGAGATGAAACCAGAAACAAAAATTAAAATCGGCTTGACATTTATAGGAATACTAACTATAATGTCTTTTGTATATAATATGCTTTATCCTGAAGTGATGGCTCCGTATTATATACAAATGATGACAATCGGAGCCTTGTAAACAATCCACAAAAGAGGAATATCCTAATGAAAGATCGCTTTGACTTGGAACAAGACATCATGTACTGTCGCAACATTATCGATGATATTGATATGTTGTATGAGAACGTATGTGATAAGTTTGACATGCCTGCCGAGACAGTTGATCGTATTGCAAACATTCTGCTAGGAATGAAAGAGCTTTATGAGATGCGTTTTGATCGTCTTGACGATACGTTTTGCCAAGCATACAAACTAAACGAATATCATACCACAGAAGAACCGGAATCAAATTCCGACTATTTTGCTGGGGGCCCAGGTGGCACAGTGAACGTCACTTATGACTTCAATGACGGAACGTGGGATACATCAAACCCTGTAAACCTTACTATGGACTCAGGTGATGTTGATCTCTGGAGTACACACAACGACATTGTCACGGGTGGTTATACTACTGACGGGCAACTAAGTTTGAAGTTTTCATGAAAAAATACGATACCCTATACGCTGCTGGATGCAGTTTTACATGGCACCGTCCTTTAAGACTTGAGGAAACATGGCCGTATCACCTCCATCGGCGTATGGGTATCAAAAATCTTGTTAACAACGGCGTCGGCGGGGGATCTAATTATAAAATCTTTCGTAGAACAGAAGAATACTTTCGAACAAACAAGAATACATCAAATACTTTAGCAGTTATTCAACTTACAAATCCTCTGCGTTTTGAAACATATGATGATAAATTTAGCCACATAAAAAAATATACTGAAGAAAACTGGATGGATCATATAGCAACACATGTAGGCCATAACAGAAAAACAGTGTTGGGTGCAGCAGACGAGCTAATGAAAAAAAATGATGATACTCCTCCACATAAGAAACTGGCAATACAGCTGCTGGAGGCTCGTATACCTGTATGGAACGAAACATATGAGTTTTATACCTATCTCCAACAAATATACTCTATAGATGCTATCTTTAAAAAATACGGTGTAGATGTATATTATATGAACTACCATACACTCAAATATTACTCCGCACAAAGAACACAGATTCTTTCGGACTCTTTTAATTGGATTGGAGGTAATTTTGATTCAGGAAATATTGTTTCAGTTGGAGATTTTATTGATCATAATCAACCATTTGGATTGAGGCCGAATTTATATATTAGCGAAACTGATCATCATCCTAACAGTGCTGGTAATAATCAATTATCAAAATTTATTTTTGAGTGGATCAAAAATAACCCCCTGTAATAGGGGGTTATCGATAAGGTTACTTCTTCGAGGAACCTTTAACTTTACCCCCACCAGGGATATCGTTTCTTTTTTTGTTTTTAGCCCTAAAGCCTTGTAACACAAAAAATGCTACTCCGGCAAAGACTACAACGATTACTAATTCCATGTGGTACCTCCTTGTACTTAGTCTTCGTTATTTAATGGGTTATCAAGAATACGCTCAATTTTCTCATCAAGCTCTTTTCTAACCCCCCTAACTTCGGCTTCGATTTCTCTTAGCCCGTCGTTAACTCTTTGTTCGAGTTCGTATACTGTATTTCTTACGTCCCTTTGTGTATCTGCTGTATTATTATCTACTGTTCTTACTAATCCCTCTACGCTACGAATACGTTGATCCATATCGCCTAGTTCTTTAGCGTATTGGTCGTTTAATAGAGTAATCTCTGTCTCTATAACTCCCAATTTGTTTTCAATACCTGACAAGTCTGGCTCAACATAATTAACGATCGCTTCTTCAGCGTCAAGAAGTCTTTGATACACTTCAAAGCCTCCCCACAATGCCCCTGCCAGTGTGCCTATCAAAGGAAGTATAAGAAGCATTTTACTGCCAGATACTTTCATATCTCCAATTTCTATTTCTGCCACTTGTTTCTCCTAGTCGTATTGTAAGTCTACTAGTGCCCTATGTTTAGCATCACTGCCTAGTAGTAAGTTAATGTTTCTTCTCATATTATCATGAACTGCCTTGCCTCGATAAATCCCTCTATCTACATACCAGGCTTGGTTATCAGTTAAAACTGTATTGTACTGGCCAAAATTAGGGTTGTAACCCATTATAGTCAGTGTCAATCTCTGGTCGGTGTCAAAACCACCGTCATCTTGGTTGGATTCCACGTTCTCTTTTAACGTTTCCTCAATTTCTTCTTGTGACATACTTGATAATGCCTGTTCTGCCCTTGCCATTTGCCTTTGCTCTTGGGGAGCAGGTGGTGCAACATCAAATTTGCCAAAATCTGGCTGGACACCACTTAGGAATTGTCCCAAACTTTGTCCTGTTGCCAAAGATTCTGTTAAATCGTTCTCAAATTGTACTGCTTGTTCACTAAATGTAAGGCTCTCCACTGTTTCTTCAACAGTTTCGCCACTCTCACTTTGTAGGCTAGTGTCAGAAACACTGATTTCTGAGGTTTCCTCTCCTGCAAGTAGTGTGCTAGTACTCTCATTTTCATTTTGTTCAGTTTCTACACTAAAATCAACATTTTCAACGCCAATTTCAGGTGTTCCGTCGCCAAAATCCTCTGTTTCTTGAGCAGAATTTGTATTACCCTGTGCTTGTTGTACTGTCTCAGCAATTACCTCTGTCACAATAGCCAATAAACGCGTTTGTTTTTCTTTTCGTATTGTTCTTTTTTCATCCTCGTTATTAACTGCTGTTTCTTCTACTGATTCAATTTCTTCAGATACGGGTAATTCTTCCTCAATAATACTCACTTCCTCTTCCACCTGTGTAATTTCTTCTTCAAAATACGCATCATCTACTACAGGCTCTTCAAAAATTTCTTCAAAAACATCTGTTGGTGACTCTTCTTGTAACACCATCTCCTCTACATAAATTTCTTCTTCAACCGCAGCTACTTCTACTACTGGTTCTACAATAGTTTCTTCTACTTCAGGTGTAGTAAAGTCTAGAATGCCGTCATCTACAAAATCCTCTTCTCCAGTATAAGTTTCAGTGAACGTTTCTTCTTGGTAACCGAAATCCTCTTCCTCTGTTATACTTTCTTCTATAATTGTTTCTGTTTGTTCGTTTGCCATTTGTATTGCTAATGCTTCTTCATAACCGTCACAACCAGTGTCATACAAAGGATCTGCCGAACAAGCCTCAGCATATAATAAAGCATCATATGCTACTTGATAACCTGGACACGCTTGATCGTAAAGAGGATTTAAATCACACTGTTGATTGAAGTATGCTTGTTCATATCCTGGACAACCACTGTCATACAAAGGATCTAATCCACAAGAATAGTTGTAAAACGCTTCTTCGTAACCTGGACAGCCACTATCATACAAAGGATCTTCTGTACATTGTTGTGCGTAATATGCTTCTTCATATCCTGGACAACCACTGTCATACAAAGGCGAGTTTTGACACTGCTGGTTGTAGTATGCTTGTTCGTATCCAGGACAACCAGGATCATACAAAGAGTCTATACTACATTGTTGATCATAGTATGCTTGTTCGTATCCAGGACAGCCTGTGTCATATAAAGGATCTGCATCACATTGTTGAGAGTAATAAGCGTCATCATATCCTTCACACGATGAATCGTTTAGTGGGTTACTACAATCGGGGCCAGATGTGTAACCCCCGTCTTGCCCGTACCATGCGGCATAAGTTCCTGTTTCTGTTTCATTTACTACTGAAGCAAAAGAAGCCACATCATCCATTGACAAACTACCTTGCCCGTAAAACAATTCGGTTACTTCATCGTAAACGTTACCATTTAAACTTGTCGTGTCACCAGTATATCCAATCCATACACTATGTTGTGTGATATTAACATCTGCATAATGAAAATCAAAAGAGCCATCGGGCCATAGCTGTGCACCAAATGTATTTAAATTACTAGTACCAAATTCTTGTAAATTTTTCCAAAGAAATGAAGTGCCACCTTCTCCTGTTTCATAAAAGTAACCTGAGTCTGGTATAGAAGTGTTATGTCTTAAGTCTGTCCACAGAGGAGCAAGCATGTAACTAAAACTGTTTCCAGCATAGTTATAACCAGAAGGGTTGAACCCGCTGCAACAACCTTGGTTGTTAGTGCTAGAATTTCCGTAACCTGTTGTAGGGTCATACAATAAAATGAACCCGTTACTAGACATCCAGGCATCAGTAAAGATCCCACCGTAATATGGAAAGACGTGACCAAGTTGAATATGAACGGTGCCGTCATCGACACCATTCATTACTTGAGTTTCTTCTGCTTGTAAACTATAGGGCAAGAAGCAGCAAGCCAATACCGCCAGCCACTTTAAGCATGTTTTCCAAAACATTTGATTTCTTCTCCTCGCCTTCTATTAAAACTTCGTCTAAAGCATTGTCAGGAATTAACTCTGGGTTGTCTTGCCAAGCAGTCAACGCATCGGCTCCAATTTTTCCTTCAAATGGACATGGTGTTCCTGCCATCATCATTGCTTTCCAAACTCTTTCATCTTGACACATTGTTGATACGGCTGCTACACGCATTCCCATATCATATAATGTTTTACTAAGTTTAATTCTTTCACAGTTCATATCTCTTACAGATTTTCCTGCTGATAAACCCAGTATTTGAGTTTGTATTGCACCACTCACACCAGTCGTACACAAATCTTGTGAATACGAACTGCCTATGCTTGGAGCAATTGCACTTGGAGGGGGAGATTCAATCTTTTGATTAATATTTTGTGTTTGTACAGACTCACTTCTAGACTCGTTTATGTTTCTATTTGTGTTGTCTGTTGTAACATTAGATTCTGATTCATTATAATTGTTATTAGTATTATTACTAGTACTATTTGAATTAGACTCATTAATATTAGTATTTGTATTATTACTAGTACTATTAGAGTTTATGTTTGAATTGTTGTTATTTGTATTAGTATTATTACTAGTACTATTCACCGTTGTATTGTTGGTGTTCGTATTATTGTTAGTATTAGTATTATTACTAGTGCTATTAACAGTGGTGTTATTGTTGTTCGTGTTTGTATTGTTACTAGTACTGTTAATATTAGTATTGTTATTATTGTTGTTAGTATTAGTTGACGTACTAGTACTGGTTGTGTTATTATTGTTAGTATTGGTATTGTTACTAGTACTATTCACCGTCGTATTGTTGGTGTTAGTGTTATTATTAGTGTTTGTATTGGTATTGTTACTAGTAGAGTTTGTAGTGGTATTATTAGTTGTGTTTACATTAGTTGTCGTGTCACCACTTTCAGCGTCTTGTGCTTGGACACCAGATCCCATTAATATAAGTACCGCTGCTACCATTGGAGCAATCTTATTTAACATGTTGTTTTCCTTTGAATTTAATTAATCTTTTTCACCCCCAAAAATGCTTGACATTCGTAACAATACATGTTAAAGTACATATCTATTTATAAGAACTATTGACTCGTTTTAGTTAAATTGGTCGGTATTTCTTTAGTTGAACTCTTATAAATCTCTATGAGAGAGAAGGAAGGATTATAATGGCTTACATGAACTTTTCCGGCTCACTACGTTATGACGCACACGGAAGAAAGCGCCGTAAGAAAAAATTTAAAGAAAACACACAGGTGTTTGCTAAACCAACAACCAGGACGTTTAGAGAGCTAAAACCCTCACCTTCATATCGCGGAGATGATCATAGAGAAAAATATCCTTCTATGATGGAGCGACAAATTGCCGAAGGAACCTTCACACAAAATGGAGGCGCTGGCACAAAAAAAGAACCAATGAAATATACTGGAACCCTTATTAAAGGTATTGCTACAATGCACAAAAGCAATGCAGTGCCGGTTATTGATGAACAACATGCGAAAGATATCGCAAGAATGAGGCGAGGATGATGAACAAATTGCACTGGACAACCTTAATAGCAGAAAAAATACTTCTAGCGATTATTGGTATTGCAACCTTTGTTGCTGCGGGACAGTATGTTTACCATATGGTCCTAAGTCAGCATGTAGCACTTGCTGATTTGTTCATGATGTTTATTTACGCTGAGGTTATTGGTATGGTTGGTGCTTTTTACAGTACTAGCAGAATACCTGTTACATTGCCAATTATTATTGCTGTGACAGCTTTGTGTAGACTAATCGTGTTACACTCTAAAGAAATGGAACCATTGACTCTTGTTGCAGAGTCGGGTGCTATTTTTATACTTTCAGGTGCGGCATATATAATGAGTTTAAAAGATAAACTAAGCCTTGAGAAGCTTAGAAAAGGAGAAGAAAATGAGTATTAAAATTAGAAAATTGGAATATTTAGAAGGTCCGTATGCTGACGCTATTAATGAAAAATGCACAGACGGTGTTGTGTTGAGAAGAAAAACTGTCATTATTAAAAACAAAAACGGTTATTTGGTGGAGGAAACACATACAAGGTGTTATAACACTGAAACTGGTGACTATAATGATACTACCACAATTTCACCTATTATAAAAGTGGATGAATAATGGCATGGCACCCAATGAATTTTCTAAAGAAGAGTTAGAAAAAAGCAAACGAATTCAAAAAAGCCAAACACCAAAAGGAACAGTAGACTGGTATATTAAGTGGATATCTAGTATTTCTGTTCTTTTTGCTGTTGCTATTCGAAGCTCAAACGTACCCGAACTTCACATGTATGATGTGTTTTTAAGTTGGGTTGGTGCATTGGGTTGGTTTGTTGTTGGTTTTTTGTGGAAAGATAGGGCACTTGTCTTGCTAAACGGCGTTATTGGTATTATGTTGTTTGGCTCATTACTACGAACAATTTTTGGAGCATGAAATGGTTATTAAGCCTGAAAGAGTTTCCCTTTGGTTCGATTATGTGCGATACCAAAATCATTTAAGTCAAAGATTCTCAGACTGTTTTTTCCCTTCTCAATTAAAGTCAAAAGATTGGCTTCTCACTCAAATGAGATTTTACTTGCCAGACATAATTACTGGTCAAGTGATTATTTTTGGAGGTTGGTACGGAATACTAGCAGGACTTTTTAGAGATAACAAAATGTGTAATGACATTGTTACAGTTGACAAAGATCCTGAGTGTGTTAAAGTTGTTAAACAAGTAACTACAAAACAAGATAAAATTTTCCCTGTTACATGCGATATGGTTGATTATGAATATATCGCTCGTCCTGGTCTTGTAATTAATACAAGCTGCGAACACATCACACAAGAAGAATACGACAAATGGTATAATAATATTCCCATAAATACTTACTATATCCTACAAAGTAATAATTTTGCTTTAGAAGAACACGTTAGAACCGCAGACAGCATTGAAGAGTTTGTGGAGCAATCTAAAGTATTGCCTTTCTATAGCGGAACACTTGATTTGGGTGAGATGAAAAGATTTATGATTATTGGAAGAAAGAATGGCTAAAAAAGAATATGAATCTGATGTTGATGGTATTAAACAAAGAACTGCTAAACTTGAAAAAGAGTTTAGCCCAACTTTTTGTTTAGCAAAATGGCATCATACCTCAATTTACATGTATTCGGGACAAACACATAGTTGTTACCATCCTCGCCCTCATGATATCTCAGTAGAAGATATTAAAGTAAACCCAGCAGCACTACACAATACAAGACAAAAGAAGAAAGAACGAGCAGAAATGCTTGTTGGTGAAAAACCTGATGGTTGTAAGTATTGTTGGAATGTTGAAAGTTTAGATACTCCCGAAACACCTTATGAACAACAACATATTAGCGATAGAAAAATTCGTAACTCTAGTATCTACACACCAGAACGTGTAGAAGAGATTAAAAACATGCCTTGGGATTATGACGTTAATCCCGAATATATTGAAGTTGCTTTTCACAATGAATGTAACTTTAAATGTGGCTATTGCCACCCTGCTGTAAGTACGAGCTTTTATAATGAGATTAAAAAGTTTGGTCCTTACAATATGGTTAAAAATCATGCCTTAGATATTGATTATATTGAAAAAAGTTCTCTTTTGTCATCATTAAAAGACGAAGATACCAATCCGTTTGTTAAAGCGTGGTGGGAATGGTGGCCAGAGATGTCTAAAACGTTGAACATTCTTCGTATTACAGGTGGCGAGCCATTGTTACATAAATCTACATGGCGCTTGTTTGATGATTTGAAAGAGAATCCAAAACCACACTTAGAAATCAATGTTAATAGTAATTTAGGTATGTCCTCTAGACATGTTCAGAAGCTCGTGCCTAAAATCACTGAATTATTAGACACGAAAAAAATTCGTAAGTTTAAAATGTTTACAAGCATGGATACTTGGGGCAAACGTGCTGAGTATTTGCGAACTGGTTTAGATATCGAGACTTGGGAAAAGAATCAAGACATTTATGTAAGAGGTGTTAAGAGTCATATCACTCACATGTGTACATTTAATATTTTGTCAGTGACTTCTTTTACAGACTACTTGCAAAAGATTTTAGATTGGAGAGAATTGTATGATGATGTGATTCCTGTTCTTGATCCTAAAAATCCTCAAGATAGAAAAATTAGATTTGACACACCATATCTAAAAGAGCCATTACAATACGATATGCACATTTTACCAAAAGAAGAATACTTACCTCACTTTGATAAAATTTTGCAGTTTATTGATGACAATAGAGACGACAAAGATACCACTAAATTTAGTAATATTGAGTATGAACGTTTTCGTCGTGTAAGGGATTACTTTGCAGAAGTACAATATGATGAGGAAAAAGTAAAACAAGGCAGAATCGATTTTTATAACTGGTTTACAGAAATTGATCGCAGAAGAAATACAAACTTTTTAGAAACCTTTCCAGATATGAGTTCTTTTTGGGATCTTTGTAAAGGACTTGCTGAAGAAAGAACAAGAGATAGGATAGATGTTGTAAATGTTAGCTAATACAGATACTGTTATACTGGGATTGGGAGATTCTTATTTACAAGGATCAGAAGCTGGTGGCGCAGAGTACTCTTTTTTAAACAATTACTGCAATCAAAAAGGATTTGATTGTGTTAATATGGGACACGAAGGCATTGGCAATCTAGGGAGTGTATATAAAGCACTTATTTACGATATTGATTGGAGTCAATGGAATAATAAATATATTTTCTGGATGCCTACCGGTTTAAATCGATTTGATATGTCCAACAGATCATGGAAACCTGATGATAATTGGGGTGTAGTACATAACTCTCCAATATTTACACCATTTCCTAATAGACACCCTCACGACAAATGGAGTGACAGTAGAAAGAAATTAGAGAAATCTTTAGCAGAGTTTACTACCCCACAGACTGTTAGGCAAGATTTTTTAACAGCCTATCAAATTCTAAAAAACTTTTATGACGCAAAAGGTTTTAACAAATTACTTATTTTTCCTGCCTTTAATGATGAAACCACACGGAAAAATATGAAAGATTTTCGTAAAACTCCCGCGACGCAGGGCATATATAAAATGAACGAGGGTCTGTTTAAAAGAATGGGTTGGGAATATTATATTACAGTAGATGGCTCTAACAATTATTTCCAATGGCTTTGTCAGAAGGCAGGTTTGCCATCAAATACACAACCACATAGTACTATGGAAACTACCCCAGATAATATAAGAAACGAAACCGTTGAAAAATGGATTGCTCCTCGATCTCATGCAACAAGAAAAGCCAATATCGTTTTTTCTAGGAGACTATTAGAAGTTTTAGACTTATGAAAATTTTAATTACAGGAATTGCAGGTTTTTTAGGTAGTCATTTAGCAGAAAAACTATCTGCTATGACAGAAGCAAACATTATCGGAAATGATTCTCTTATTGGGGGTTATGCAGACAATGTTCCTTCCCATATTCATTGGGAAGTTGTAGATTGTTGTGACTTTAATGAAATGAATCGTTTAATGGAGGGGGTTGATGTTGTCGTACACGCAGCAGCCACTGCACACGAAGGATTGTCAGTATTCTCACCTTCATTTATTACAAAAAATATTTTTGAAGCGTCTGTTACTACAATGTCAGCCGCTGTTGCTAATAATGTTAAGAAATTTATTTTTTGTAGCTCAATGGCTAGATATGGAAATCAAGAGTCCCCTTTTACCGAGGATATGACACCACAGCCTGTTGATCCTTACGCTGTTGCAAAAGTAGCGGCTGAAGATGTGTTAAAAATATTGGGCAAAGTTCACGGAATGAAATGGAATATTGCAGTGCCTCATAATATCGTTGGACCCAAACAACGTTATGACGATCCTTTTAGAAATGTTATGAGCATTATGGCTAATAGAAACTTAATGGGTAAGCCTTCTATTATTTACGGAGACGGTGAACAAACTAGATGTTTTTCTTATGTTGACGATTGCGTTAGATGTTTAATGGAAATGATTTTTAGAGATGACATTAACGAAGAAGTTATTAACATCGGCCCGGACGAAGGTAGCATTACAATCAACGATTTAGCTAATTTAGTTGCAGACAAAACTGGTGTAAATGCAGAACCAATTTATATGGACGACAGACCTCAAGAAGTAAAACATGCAAATTGTTCTGCTGATAAAGCTAGAGAACTATTGCATTTTAAGACAAACACTACAGTAGAAGAAATGGTAGAGTCCGTGGTACAATATATAAAAGACAAAGGACCTAAACCCTTTAATTATAATTTGCCAGTTGAGATTAAAAATGAAAAAACTCCTAAAACATGGTCCGAGGGTCTCATGTAATGAATTTTAGATTTAAGGACAAGGTGAATCTATTATGCTTTCCTCAAGATGAAGAAAACTTAAATCTGTCAGGATTACAGCGCTTTACACCATGTCCAATAACCACTACACTTGTTCGTTATTGGCAAACAAAAGAAAAATATAAAAATGCTTCTTTTGAAGACTTTTCTACAAGCAAAAAAGAAAAGTATGTTATTTCAACAGCAGTAAATCATAATCCTCACGAATGGTGTGGCTCAGACAATATTGGTCAAGGAGCACACCCTCAACACCCAAACAGAAAAAATGTTTTTGACTGTTTAGATTACGAACAAATGACTGATTTACAAAAAGGCAACGCAATGCTTGTTTTGGATCAAAGTCATGAAGGCTATCAAACAGAATGGTTGTGGAGTTGGTTTCATAACTCTTGTGAAATGTATTTAATCAATCCTAAAGCAGTTGTTTATGTTACTGGTAACTGTAAAGCAAAAGAACAATACACAGCGTGGGCAAATACACATGGTCTTGTTAATAGAATAAAAGTTATTCCTCACACACACTTTGAAAATATGATTCATGTAACTGCTGTTAATGAAGTTAGAATTCATAAAAAAGATCCGTTACCAACGTTTGAAGATCATATGGCTTACAAGGCGACAAATGATTGTAAGACTTTTAATGCGTTACAAAAAAGAGTTCGTCCTCATAGAACCTGGTTGTTTAAAACTTTGTACGATCATGACTTAGTCGATAAAGGTCTTTGTAGTATGAACGAATTTCAACCAGATCAAACGTTTATGGAAACTAAAGGTATTGACAACGAACATTGTTTGTTGTATAATAGAGGATTACCATTAAAAGCATACGGTGTAGCTAATAATGAAAAAGATGATGGCTACTATATTACTAGATTTAATAGTGATGTAGTATTAGATACCTATGTTAGTGTAGTAAGTGAAGCTTCTTTTGCTGATGCGGATCAAACATGCTTTTTAAGTGAAAAAACATTTAAATCTATTGCGTGTGAGCATCCTTTTATTGTATTTGGCAATCGTGACTCCTTACGTTATTTAAAAGAGTTTGGTTACAAAACATTTCATCCTTTTATTGATGAAACTTACGATACGCTGCCTACATGGGAAAGATTAAATGCCATTGCTAAAGAGTTACAGCGAATTGATGCAATAGAAGATAAACTAGAGTGGTTTGCAGGTATGGAAGATATTTTAAAACATAACAGAAAGGTTCTAAAAAGAAACTCAGAAGAATACTTACCTGACTCTATGATTGAATTAATTAATTACTATAAGGAATATTTTCATGTGGAAGGATGAGTATACCCGTGTCAATGATGACATTATAAAACATAAAAAGGCGGTAATTGGATTTGGTTGTTCATTTTCAGATGGACAAGGAGCCATTGAACAAGAAATCCTTGATAATTATCCTTGGTATATAGATGGCGGTAACACACTCAAATGGGATAAACTAACCAAAGAACAACAAAGTGAAGTTAAAGCCAAATATCATGATGTTGGAACTCTTCCTTGGATGCAAAATGGCACAACATTAGATTTTCATTTGCACGAAAGACGTCGAGCATATTCTTATCAGCTTGCAGAGATGTTAGGGGATCATGCAGGTATTAACTTTGGTATGCGAGGCAATGGTAATAGAGCAAGTATTAGTCAACTGTTTACGCACCCCGAATTACTGTTACATCGTTTAGAGGAAATTATTGTTATTTACACCCCAGCAGGTGTTGAACGTTTTGATTTCTTTCAAAAGACTCTTAATGATCATCATAACTTTATTACAATGTGGCCGCACGAAGATAATTTTCCTGAAGATGTTTGGAGAAGCAATTTGTGGGGAGCATACAAACATTATTTGTTGTCAGATTTAAACATTTTACAAGAACAGGTTTTACAAGTAAGAATTTTAGAAACTTGGTTAAAATCGACAGGAGCAAAATGGAAACTTATTATCGTTCCTGCTTATGACTATGCTCTCTATGAACAGCACTATAACGGCAAAGCTAAAGAGTTTTATAAAAAGAATTGGCCACATCAATATATGTGGAAACCAGATGGCGAACTTACATTTATGAATTTGGTAGAACAAGCAGAAGGGTTGGAAAGAAACTCTTATTATGGTTACATGGGAAAAGGATCGCCTGGTGGGTGGGTTACACCTTGTGCGCATCCTTCTATCAAAGGACATAAATTGTTTGCAGAAAAATTATATGAGAAGATTAAAAATGAAGCGTGATTATAAACCAAATGGATTACAATACGAGCCCAATATTTTTTGGCAAATTACAAAAGATGTCCCTGTTGAAAGAAGAAAAAAAATCCATGAAGATGAAAAACATTTTCCTGATTGTGATGCTTTTCCAGCACCTATTTTCTTACAGGAAAATTATCCCTTGGTTTACCAAGAGCCTTGTAATGAACAGCCAAACGGTTCTTATAAGTTTTCAACAGGAGATGACGAAAATAAATTTCAACAGAACCTAAAAACACAACCTGATGATTGGAAGTACCGAACACAAGAGGTGTATTATAATTTAAATAACAATGGTTATAGAGCACAATCTTGGGAAAAAATAGATTGGGAAAACAGCGTCGTTGTATTGGGTTGCTCTTGTGTTTTTGGAACAGGGTTGTCGGAGTTTGAAACACTTGATGCTGCATTAGCAGATGCATATAACGGTAGACCTTTTATCAATTTAGGTTATCCTGGAGGATCTAACGAACATACTTTATACAACCTAACAATGTTGTTTAAATATTTTCCAATGCCAGCAGGTGTTATTGTTTCATATACAACAACAGATAGATCATTATCGTTTGAAGATATGCGAGCTTATGGTATTGGTCCTTGGGATGTTGCTAATTATCCGGAAAGAGAAACAATCATACACGGAGAAAATAAAACTCAACAATACTTAGCAAACTTTTTGTCAAAGTCTAATGAATTAGGAAGAAACTACTTTACTGCTTCTGTAATACAGCAAATGTGTGATATGTCAGGTGTCCCAAGTTATCATTTTTCATGGTTCCAGAGTGCCGCACACGCTGCAAGAGTAGATTATGTTCCGTATTTAGGTGTTAAGGCAGACAGAGCAAGAGATTTGTTACACCCCGGTGCTGAGGTAATGAGATCTACTGCTAGTCATATTAAAAAGCATTTTCCGTTATAAATAAATTGTATGAAGGAAACATTGAAAAACTTTTTTAAAAAGCTATTTTTAGAGAGATGGGAGTTAACAATATACTTTCCCGCAGAAACAAAAGTTTTGCCTGACGGAACCAGGCTGGAAACAGTGTCTCCCAAGACGTATATCGTCAAGCGTATAAAAAAGTTATCACACCTTCATATGGTGTTTGTTGAAGAAAACGGCATGCGACATGAAATAAAAGTTGTCAATCCCGTTGGATATGATTTAAGGAAAATATTTTAATGAAAAAATTGTGGAATAAAATTAAAAATTGGTGGCTCGACAGAAAAGCCAAAAAAGAACTTGAAAAAAGAATTAAGGAACTAAAAGACCGAGATCCCTTTATTTACGACTAAAGAAAAGATTATATTATGAGTGATTATGGCAGTGCTGCTGATCAGGCAGAAAAGCAGCTTCGAAATATTTCTAAAACCATGTGTTACGCAAAGTGGGCGCAGGTATCCATGCACCTTACTAACGGACAAACACATAGCTGTTATCACCCCCCTACACATAAAATTGATGTCTTAGAAATACAAGACAATCCTTCTGCTCTGCACAATACAAAACAGAAAAAAGAAGAACGCAAAATGATGTTGGAAGGAAAACGTCCAGCTGGGTGTTCTTATTGTTGGAAGATTGAGGACGTTGGGGGAAGAAGTGATCGTATTTACCGAAGTGGAGAATACTGGGCTCAAAATGCCAGAAAAGATATAATCGAAACATTAGATATTGGTAACATTAATCCACGTTATGTTGAAGTTAATTTTAATCAGGCATGTAACTTTAAATGCAGTTATTGTTCCCCTCACCTGTCTACTACATGGGAACGAGAAATTAAAAAAGAAGGTCCTTACAGTATTATTGGACAAGACGGGCATTCTACAAAACACAATGACATTGCTCATTTAGAAAAAATTGATTTAATGCCTATTAAAGTTGCACAGGATGAAAATCCTTATGTAACTGCTTTTTGGAAATGGTGGCCAGAGTTATATAAAACACTAGAAGTTTTTCGTATGACTGGAGGAGAGCCATTAATGGATAGTAATACTTACAAGGTGTTGGATTACATTTATGAAAATCCAAACGCTTGGCTAGAAGTAAGTGTTACAAGCAATATGTGTCCCGATAAACCTAAACTGATGGACATGTTTGTTGAAAAACTTCAAAAACTAGAGGAAATACAAATTTGGCAAAGCGACAGATTTAATCCCGGTTCAGGTAATCACTGGTATGTAAATATGGCAGTGAAAAACTTTGCAGTATTTGTAAGTTTGGACGGAGCAGGAAAACAAGCAGAATATATTAGAAATGGTTTAAATTATGACACACTACAAACAAATGTTGAACGTATTTTAGGGGATACATGTAATACAACCATTACATTTATTAATACATTTAACAGTTTAAGTTTAACGAGTTTTAAGGAATTCTTGGAGTATATTTTAGAATTACGACACGAGTATTCAAGACAAAACCAAGGTGTTAAAAAGATCCCTATCTACGATCCTTATAACACTCACCCGGACTTTGAAGTGCACCCGAGACAACGTATTTGGTTCGATGTTCCACTTTTAAGAAATCCTGAATGGCAGTGTATTAATACTTTGCCAGAAGAATTTGAAAAATACTTAGAAGAAGCAATCGAGTTTATGGAACACAATTCTAATGTAGATGATTTTGTAGGCTTTTACGACTTTGAGATTGCCAAAGTTAAACGTAATCTAGAATGGATGCGTGAAAGAAATATGCCTAGAGAAAAACTTGATATTGCAAGAAAGAACTTTGTTAAGTTTTTCAAACAACACGACGAAAGGAGGGGAACTAACTTTTTAGACACATTCCCTGAGTTTACAAGTTTTTGGAGGAAATGGGAATGAGTGATAAAATAGTTTGGGGTGTAGCGGCAGGGACACATGATGGATCTTTGACAGTGATGAAAGGAAATGATATTCTTTTTGCATCTCACTCTGAAAGATTTTCCAGAAAGAAAAACGATAAAGATTTACATCACTATTTAATTGGGGAGGCGATGGAATATGGATATCCTGAAAAAATTTACTGGTATGAAAACCCTCTTGTTAAAGCAACAAGAAAACTTTATGCTGGCCAAAAAGACATTTGGTTATCACCTAAGAAATACATGGAACGCTATGGTATCTTTGACACTGTTATATGGGGAGATCATCATGCAAGCCACGCTTCTGCTGGTTATTATACTTCTCATTTTACAAACGCTTGTGTTTTAGTTGTTGATGCTATTGGAGAGTGGACTACAACCTCAATTTGGAAAGGCACTAATACAGACTTAAAATGTTTAAATCGCTGGAAGTATCCTAAATCATTAGGATTATTTTACAGTGCATTTACAGACAGAGTTGGCCTAAAAGCAAATGAGGACGAATACATTTTAATGGGTATGGCTGCTTACGGCAATCCTGATAGGTTTTATGATGAAATTATGGAACTATCTGTTTTACACGATAATTTTCACAGGGGTATTAGATGGTGGAAGCCAGAACTTACTGAGGAAGATTATTTTGATGTTGCTGCTGCCACACAAAAGGTTTATGAAGTATATCTAAAAAGAATACTTACAAAAGCAAAAGAACTGACAGGTGAAGAAAATTTAGTTTTTATGGGAGGGTGTGCTCTTAATTGTCTGGCAAATAGAATTATTCCAGATTATTTTAAGAGTAGTTGGATTATGCCTAACCCCGGTGACGCTGGCTCTTCGTTAGGTGCTATTTTAGCACAAACAAAAGAAAGAGCAAATTGGTTAACTCCTTACTTGGGGCATAATATTGAAGGTGAGTATCCTGTAGACAAGGTGTTTAAAGAATTGATTAAAACCGGTATGTGTGGTGTGGCAAATGGCCGCGCTGAATTTGGTCCACGTGCTTTAGGTAATCGTTCTCTTCTCGCTGATCCTAGAGGTATAGAGATGAAGGACAAAGTAAACACAATTAAAAACAGGCAGGAATATCGTCCTTTTGCTCCTGTTATTAGACAGGAAGACGTTAGAGATCATTTTAAAGTTGGTCCACACTTCACTTCTCCTTACATGCAATATATTGTGGAAGCAAAAGAGCCTGAAAAATACCCTGCTATTGTACACCAAGACGGAACCAGTAGAGTGCAGACAGTAACAAAATTGCAACACCCGGGTTTGTATAACTTACTTACAAAATGGAAAGAAAAAACAGGGTGTCCTATGTTACTTAATACAAGTTTAAATATTAAAGGACAACCCATTGTTAACACCGAAGAGAATGCAAAAGACTTTGAAAAACACTATGGTGTTAAGGTTTTTACGGCTAAGTGAAATACTAATTTTAACTAAATAAAGATATGGGAGACGTCATAAACCTAAAAAGATGGAAAAGTAAGCCCAAGAAAGTACTTGGGTACAGGATGTCTTTCTATTCTGAAGAAGAAATCGAAATGGCTCTTCTAGCCTTAAACATGTACGGATTTGGAGAAATTAAGTATACTAGAGATTACATGAAAAAATTAGATCCTGTGTTTATAAGAAGATGCCTAATGTCTTTGTATCACACAGATTTCTTATCATTAAAAGGCAAAAGAATCATAAATAATATTATAGACCACGTTGAAGAAATATATGATGAGAAGGTAGGATAATTAATGCCAATATACAGTTTTGAAAACATCGAAACCGGAGAAGTACATGACAAAATTATGTCGTGGGATGAAAAGGTTAAATACTTGGAAGAAAACCCTAATGTTAAATCAATTATTACAGGGGCTCCAAGTTTAGTGAAAGGAACTGGTGATCGAACTAAACCACCAGCTGGCTTTAAAGATGTTTTATCCAGGGTTGCCCAAAGTAACCCTACTAGTGCGCTTGCAGAAACATGGGGCAAGAAAGACGCCAAATCGGTTAAGATTCGAGACACCGTTAATAAAGTAAAAAAGAAAATAGGAAATATTAGCACTGACAGCTAAAAATCCAGCAGTTTCTAAACCAACAAAAGGGCAGAATGTCAAATAGGCACTCTGCCCTTTTCTCATCTAAAAAACGGAGAAAGACCAAAATGGCAAAACGTAAAGCACTAGACTTAGTACACACTCAAGGTGCAGCACCAGGAGCAAGCAATTCTCTCAGAATGAGAATCGAGGACATGGTGACAATTGATGCAATAACTGAAATGCAAGGACAGTTTTTTGCTCAATACAAATCAACAAATGCCTTAGCATTTTTATTACACGGTTGTGCAGGTACAGGTAAAACATATATTGCGCTGTATCGAGCATTAGAGGAAGTTCTCATGAAAGGAACACCTTACCGAAAAGTGGTCTTAGTTCGTTCAGCAGTACCATCAAGAGAAATTGGACACTTGCCAGGTGACGATAAGGATAAAATTGAAATTTATTCGTTACCTTATCAAGCAATGTGCCAAGAACTATTTCCAGGAAAAGAAAAGCCATATCAACGTTTAGTTGAACAAAAATATATGGACTTTATGTGTACGTCTTTTGTTAGGGGTATTACATTAGACAATTCTATTGTTATTGTAGACGAATGTCAGAATATGACAGATATGGAATTAAACTCTATAATGACACGAATTGGTGTAAGCACTAAAGTTATTTTTTGCGGTGATTTTAGACAAACTGACTTATATAAGAGACATGATATGTCAGGATTACAAAAATTCATGGTTATCGCCGAAAATATGAAATCATTTAAAATTGTTGAGTTTACAACAGACGATATTGTACGTTCTGATCTTGTTAAAGAATACATTGAAGCAAGGCTAAAATATGAGGATGAATATGGCACTTAACGTAAGTTATTGATATTCTTACAAAAGAAATTCACTATTTTTAGTAAAAAAGGCTTGACTTTTGTTGAAATAGGTGCTATAATGTACGCATAAACAATGAGAAGTGAGGAAAAAATGAAAACAGAACTTAAAGTAGCAGTAGAAAAACTTTGTCAGGATATTGTAGCACAACATAACGAAGACTGGCCTACATTAGACGGCTTTGATTGTACTTACAAGGCTGGTAGAAAGTTTATTAAAATCATCAGAGAAGACGGAAATGGTTCCAGATCTGTTTGGGGTTTTATTAACTTGGCCCATGAGAAGTTCAAAGAAGGAGATGTGCTGTTAGCTCAAGGTTGGGCAGGTCCAGCTCTTAACAAGGCTAGGGGTAACTTGTTAGATGGTTATGACATGAACCATAGGTTACAGTACGGCCCAGGTTACTGTTCAGGTGTGATGGCAGGCACCCCAAGAGATGGAAGTTTTATTTAATAGTGTTTATTCATAATCAGGTAGAAGTACCTAAACTCAAACAAGTAAATACAGAAAACGGACGGAGGTATGTTACTCCGTCCGGTGATCATTTGCCTTCTGTTACTACAATTTTATCTCACAAATCCAAACCATTTATACAAGCCTGGCGTAAACGCATTGGCGAGGCTGAAGCAGATAAAATTTCCAAACAAGCCACGACACGTGGTACTCGTATTCACAAACTTTGCGAAGACATTCTTGACAATAAGTTAACAGAGGATACTCATCTAAATTATATTGACAAAGAAATGTTTCGTAAGTTTCGCCCTTTGTTAGACGATATAAATAATATTAGAGCATTGGAGACAAAGCTCTATAGTGAACATTTAAGACTTGCAGGACAAGTTGATTGTATCGCAGAATATAATGGCAAGTTATCTGTTATTGATTTTAAAACATCAAAGAAAAGAAAGACGCCCTCACAATGCGAGAACTACTTTATACAGTGTAGTGCTTACGCAATTATGTTTGAGGAACTTACTGGCATCCCCGTATCTCAAACTGTTATTTTAATGGCAGTTGAAGGAGAAGAGCCCATAGTGTTTTTACAAAAGAGAGATAACTTTGTAGAAAAACTTTTTGAAGCACGGGACGCATATGAAAACGAAATCCTTAAACGGGGCAACTGAAGCATACGACTTTGACATTTACTCTGATGAGCACATCGAGGATTTGGGCAGACTAGTAGCAAACAAAGCAGTCGTCCTAGTTAAACAAAAATTAAATCAAAAAAGAACCTGGGAAATCCAAAATAGTTGGGGCGAAGGTGCACAGTCTATTGTTAATCGAGCAGTGTCTCTTAGCAACATGGGTAAACATTGGTCCAGTTTACGACTAGATATCTTCAACGTCTCAAGCGAGATTGAGCCTGAATATCGGGACACCATGAATGTTGTTACCTATCAGCTAGGTAAGAAAGGACGCCCAAAAGGTTTATTTGCTAACGGCTCGTTGGGTTGGCATAGTGATCAGGTTGCTGTTGATGACGGCGCGCGAGTAATTGGTTTAGTATCCGTAGAACATTCAGAAAATTCACAAACTTGTTTCTTATGTACTGCCGAGGCTTACGACAAACTGAGCCAAGAAGACAAAACAATGGTAGATGAACTTCGTAGTGTTTACAAGTGGAATAGAGTCAACTTTACTGGAGATTTAATTGACGAACAAAAAGCATTAGTTCGTTACAATCAGGTTCCAATAGACGGTATGTCTTGTAAGTTACAGCAAGAAACATCAGCCGGTGTTAAAGGCATTCATTTTCCTGGCTCGTTGTTTTCTCACTTCGAGGGTATGACAGAGTATGACAGTTTAAAATTTAAAGAGCATCTCTGGGAACAAATAAATAAACCCGAATACATATACGAACATGATTGGCAAGACGGACAGGTTGTGTATATGGATCAAAATATTACATTACATGCACGTCCAACCAACATTAAAGATGGTAATATGAGAAAGATGTGGAGAAGTGTTTCTTATATGAACAAACTGTATCCTAATCATGGCCATTGGGATAGTTATACAGTAAACGGAAAAGTAATGACAGGCGCTGAGTTTATTAGTTTAGTCGATCAGCAAAGATTACAAGAATACAACGAAGGCCAAAAAATAGCAATTTAGGCTTGACAAATTAAACAAAAGGTGTTATTATAAATACCTTGTTCGATGAAACGGACTGAAAGGTTACTTGGACGCGGGTGCGATTCCCGCCACCTCCACCAGATATGTATTTGTGTATTTGTAACAATGTAAGAGAAAACGATACTGATAAGTATCATCTGATTGGAACAAATTGTGGTAAGTGCATATCTGATGGGGGTGAACAGGTTCGACAGGTAATAAGTAGGAAAGTGGAGGACCAGTGCGGAAGCTACTGTGAACGCAACAAAACAAATAAATGCCAACGATGAGGTATTTTCTCTAGCTGCATAAGTTAGACGGGGTATGGGTTCCACCTTGTTATCAAACGGGCCCCTGTATTAAAGGAGAAAAATATGCGTAATGTATTTTTATCGTTATGCGGAATACTAATCCTAGGTGGTTGCAATGCTCTAGATGAAGAGCCAGTTAGTGCAAAAACTATTGAAGCAGCACCTAATATCGAAGCAATACAAGAAGTACAAGATCCGAGGCAAGTGTCTTGTATTGCTAAAAACATTTATTTTGAGGCTAGCGGAGAGCCTCTAGAGGGACAAATTGCTGTAGCTCATGTTGTCTTAAATCGTGCAAAATCTAGTAATTATCCTAATACACCATGCGAGGTTGTTTACCAGGCACGTTTAAGCAAGTGGGGTTTAGAACGCGGTAAGGTTATTCCTTTACGAAACCAATGTCAATTTTCTTGGTACTGCGATGGTAAATCCGATCTTATTAAAGATTGGAATCGTTATAGAAAGTTCGTTAGTATTGCTCACGACGCAATGAGTGGTGAACTACAAGACAATACAAATGGAGCTTTATGGTATCATGCCAATTATGTTAATCCTTATTGGAACCGTAATATGCAGTTAGTAGCATATCACGGAGCACATAAATTTTATACAAAAAACTATTGACAAATCTTTTTGTATAGTGTATAATGTGACACATGATTAATACAATTCCTAACATAATTGTTACTGGAGGATGTGGCTTTATAGGCTCGCATCTTGTAGAACGTTTGTTATTCGAAGGCTTCTTTGTTACAGTTATTGATGATAAAAGAGCTGGAGACTTTGTTATACAGCATCCTAATGTTAGGTATTTTATTCAAGATGTATCTAGATTCTCGCCCTTTACACATCACATACCGCCGCCAAATGCTATTTTTCATTTAGCAAACAGTCCCAGAGTAAGACGTTCAATTGATTATCCTGGTGATACAATTTCTAATAATATTTCTACAACTGCGGCAGTTTGTGATTGGGCGAGAATTTTTAATTGTAGACTTTACTTTGCTACATCTTCAAGTACACAATACAAGGAATCAAAAAATCCTTATACATGGAGTAAAAAAGCATGTGAAGATATGATTAATATGTATGAGGAACAATATGGTATCTTTTGTACTAAATTGTTCTTCTATAACGTGTACGGACCACGTGAAGCTAATTATGGAGAATATAGCACTGTAATTAGAAAATTTAAAACCGATTATTTAAATGGTCGTCCTTTAACTGTTTTTGGTTCTGGAAAAAAAGAACGTGACTTTACTCATGTTTATGATGTTGTCCAGGGCTTGTTACAGTTATTGATCGATGAAAGAAAACATTCAGACGTACATTTAGGAAAAGGACTGCCACAGAGTATTATGTCAATAGCAGAAGATTTTAATACTGACATTATTCACTCTTTTGATAAACCGGGCGAGGCACAGGTTACGCAGTGCATAAAACCATATATCAATTGTCCTTCTGATGTGCATGAGTATATTGCCGATTGGCTAAAAAGGAATCATAATGGAGTTAGTTAAAGACGAGAAAGTAACAGATATTTTTCTCATTACAAAAAAATTTAATACATCATCAGAATTTTCTCAACATATTGAGAAACAAGCATTACGCACACAGCTTAGTCACATGGATGTTTTAGTTGACTATTGTGAAAGAAATGAAATTGAAATTGAGAGTGTGAATAAACTATTGAGCACATCATTGAAAGAGAAAATTAAAAACGAAGCATTGAATTTAAATATGCTCAAGGAGAAAAAAAGCAACGAACTTCCTTTGGATTGAATATGGATCCTTTTGACGTTTACAGGCTGTATCTTTCTTTACGATTACACTTTACAACACCTGATTATGACATTACCAAGTATAAAGGTGCAGTAAAAGGTAAACGAGAAACATTCTTAAAAAGAAAAGATCTTATTGCTATGCGTAAACTAGCTAGAGACTATACTAAGAATGAAATCATAGACTTTCTAGTAGCTAACTTTGTAAGCGGTAATCAATGGGGCGGTATATTTGATACAGAAGCTACAGAAACATACAATTTCTGGTTGACAAAACGGCAAAGGTTGTTGTATACTTTACAAACTGATTTAGACACTATTCTACTTCAACAAGAAATTCGTAGATTAGAGTCAGCAGTATACGATACTGGACACCCTTTAGTTTTTAAACTTTTAATGTCCAAAGAAATACAGATTGAGACTGTTGTAATTTTAGAAAAATTGTTACCTTTTGTAGATAGATATAAAGAGGATTTTGTGTTACAAGACTATTGTTTATTAATTAAAAAATATAAACCGTTTGTTAAATTCGATAAGGACAAAGTTTTTAACAAGCACAAGAGCGCTTTGAAGAAGGTGTACGGCAATGTCCAAAACTAATCGCAATTTTGATCGCGATAAGAGAATTAAAAAAGTTGGTAAAAAAAGTAAAAAATCGCTTGACAAAATCATAAATAACATATATAATTATGATTCATCACATAGTGGTGAACATGATGACGATCTAGATGAAATACTAGATCAACTTTACTATGAAGAACGTAATAAAACGTAATACAACGCTATATAAGGAGAAAAAATATGTCGTTTAATTCACTATCTGATCTTCGTAAATCTCGCGGCGGCTTTGATAAGCTAATGAAAGAGGTTGAGAAGATTTCTAACCCCGTCCAGCAATCGCAGGGCGATGATCGAGAATGGAAACCCACAGTAGACAAAGCCGG